TCCTCTGCGAGGCAAGGAATGGAACTGGCACGGACACATTCAGCAGATTCGACAGCATCAGGACAAATTCAACGGCAAGATCGTCATTGGCGTGGGCATTGACGGCAAAACGGCGACGATGGAGCAAATACAGGATATGTTCCACGGCATTCGTGTTGACCATTGGCTGCGAGCTGACAACAACAAACTGGCCGAAACGCTGACACACGTGGAAATGCTGTCGCTGCTCAAGACTGACGATCCAAATGCTTTAATATTTCGAGCACACACAAAAGGCGTCACACATCAACGCGATTCCGTCGAGCAGAAGTGGGCAGAGATTCTATGGGATGGCAACATGGATTTGCCATCTGTCGACGACGCGCTGGCGAGTCACGGAACTTGCGGTGTGATGCGTTCGCAAACTCCGCTGGTAAAATCGAAGCCGGGAGCGTTTTTCTACGCGGGATCATTTTACTGGATGCGAGCCAAGCAGGTTTTTGAGCGTGATTGGACGTGGAAGGAAAACAATCGTTGGATTTCGGAATATGTGCCCTCGCATCTTTTTGAGTTTGCCGAATCGGCCTGCATCTTTCACGACATGGTCCCATCATCAGTGCTGAATCACGGATACTTCGCGGAGCATGTTGACGCGGAATGGCAGGCGTGGAAAGCAGCGAGAAATCTATGAGCGTGCCCGTCTATGTCAACACATTTAACAGACTCACGACCACGCGCAAGCTCTGCGAACAGATTGCAGCACTCGACAATGCTGTTCCCGTCATCATCGATAACGCATCGACGTGGGAGCCACTGCTGGACTGGTATCAGCACTGCCCGTTTGAGGTAATTCGACTAACGGAAAACCATGGACACCATGCCCCCTGGCGGATCGGAGCCATAGCAAGGCCCAACAACGGATTCTACTGCGTCACGGACTGCGATCTGGACTTGGAAGGCGTTCCGGCCGATCTGATGCAGGTTCTCGCCTTTCCAATGACGTGGCGACGAATGCCGGGCGTTGTAAAATCGGGCGTTGCATTGCGAATTGATGACCTGCCAGCGTTTCAAACGCAAGTCGTGGAATGGGAGCAGCGATTCTGGCGGCATCGTGTTGACGGGTTTCGCTATTGGGCTCCAATCGACACAACACTGGCAATGTATCGAAGTCACACTCCAGTCAGAGTTGCCACAAAAGTAGCAGGCGTTCGGGCCGTTCGGACGGCAGGACCGTACACAGCGCGGCACGTTCCTTGGTATTTGGACCCGACAAATCTTGACGAAGAAAACGCCAACTACTTCGCGACGGCAAACGACAGCAACTCATGGCGGCCGGACGGCGATAAACTCACGTCACGATTTTGCGTAGGAGCACGACATGCACCCCGGCGCATTTGAATTCATTCGGCAGCATTCAACGACAGAATCAATCTGTGTCGCGGAGATCGGCTCCAGAGACATCAATGGCAGCGTCAGGCCGCACTTTCCAAATGCCACATGGATCGGGCTGGATTTGATCGCTGGCCCGGCAGTCGATGTTGTGTGCGATGCTCTGGACTACGAGCCACCGCAAAAAGTCGATCTTGTAATCTGCTGCGAAGTGCTCGAACACTGCATGACATGGGACTCGCTGATCTTCCACGCCGCAGGCTGGCTAAAGCCCGGAGGAAAAATCCTGATTACGTGCGCCGGTCCGGGCAGAGATCCGCACTCAGCAATTGACGGCGGGCCATTGCATCCGGACGAGCACTACGGAAACATCAGCCAGACGGAGCTGATTGAGGAATTGCGGTTCGCAGGGCTGACTGATATTGAAGTCAGTGGCAACGAATACTGGAAGGACACTTACGCGGTTGCGGTGAAGCCATAGTTACGGCAGCGGCGTCATGAACCGCACCAACGAAGCCTGGGAAGACCCTCAGCCGATCGGTTGAGGGTCGCTTCGTTTCTAGCCCAGCCGCAAGCCGTTCGGCCGTCATGCTGATCAGAAGACCCAATAAAACACGGGCAAAACAAAATCTTTCCCGCAATCCTGCAAAATGATATCACCATCCATTGACGCCCCTGCCGATAGTGATATCATGCCCGCACCGAGACGCAAAACACTGGTAAGGAAAAGAACGATGAGCCGACATGAATCACGAGTTACTGGAACAACTGAAAACGGCTTTTACGCACTGATCGTGCGAATCGACAAAGACGGACAGGAAAACGTCATTCATGGCTATAAGGGACGAACGTTTGCCACAAGGGAGGCTGGCGTAAAGTCAACACAAAAATACATGACAAAGCATGGTTTGCGATGAGCGAAAAAAGACACGGCGGGGCTAGCTTGTCAGCCCTGCTCACAACAATCCGCAACCTGCAAGCCCGCATCATTTACGCCCAGCACGACGGCGACACGGCCGAAGTCCTGCGTCTCAAAAAGGAACTGGAGAACCTGAAGTGACAAAGAAAGTCAAAGGCAATCCTCAACTGCTGCTGCGTGTTCCGCCGGAACTGCAAAAGCCGTTAGCGGATGAAGCAACGAAGACTGGCGAGAGTCGGCAGGGAGTGTTGTGGCGGATTGCGGCGAAGTATTTTAAGGGGCGGAAAACGTGAGAATCGACTTTGATACCAGATCAGCGGAAGACTACGCACGCTTCCTCGCTGTACGCAAATGCCCGATCTATCAGTTCAAGGGATCGGCCGCAATTGTCCCTGACGAATACGCCTCACTCGTCGGCGTGAAGTCAAAGCGAAAGACTGGAAAGAAATACACTCCGGCCGTCAACCTGTTTGACTACCAGGCAGACATTGTTCGGATCGCTGTTGAGCGTCGCAAGTATGCTATTTTTGCTGACTGCGGACTTGGCAAAACGTTGATGCTTTTGGAGTTTGCTCGCCATTGTGCTGAGCAGACAAAAGGCAAAGTGCTGATCGTTTCTCCGCTCATGGTCTGCCGTCAAACGGTCGACGAAGCCATCCGATGGTACGGCGAATCATTTCCGATCGGTCGAGTGAAGGCCTTCGAGTTGCAGTATTGGCTGAACTCAAGCAGCTCGCTCGATTCGCAAATCGGGATCACGAACTATGAAGCGATTCGCGAGGGGCTGGAGCCGGGAAAACTGACTGGCCTGATTCTCGACGAATCATCCATGCTTAAAAGCCATTACGGGGCATGGGGCACGCGGCTGATCGAATTGGGCCGAGGGCTGGATTGGAAATTGTGCGCGACTGGTACGCCAGCCCCAAATGATCGAATTGAGTTTGCAAATCACGCTGTATTTCTTGACCGGGCCAAAACCGTCAATGAGTTTCTCGCCACCTACTTTATTAATCGCGGCGAAACACAGAACCGATGGGAGCTTAAACCCCACGCATTAAAGCCGTTTTATCGGTCGCTGGCGGACTGGTCAATCTTTCTGACGAATCCAGCCACCTACGGATGGAAAGATAACGTTGGCGTTACTCCGCCGATCAACATCCACATCGACCACATCGATCTGACTGATGAGCAACGCAAGGCTGCTCAGAGTGTCACTGGCTCGCTGATCACAAACAACATCGGCGGCATCGGCGATCGTGGCAAGCTGTCTCAGATCGCAAAAGGCAAGGGCGGCATCGCATCGCTCAAGCCTGCATTCATTCGGGCACAGGTCGAGAGTTGGCCAGATGAATCGACAATCATTTGGTGTCACTACAACGACGAGCAAGATCAGATGGAAAAACTGTTTCCTGAAGCCGTTAGCGTTTCCGGTGACACGAAAGAAGCAGACCGGGAAGCGGCTGTCGATGCGTTCAAGTCAGGCCGAGTCAAAGTGCTGATCACGAAGCCAAAGATTCTTGGGTTCGGTTTGAATCTACAGGTCTGCACTCGGCAGATATTCAGCGGCATAAAGGACTCCTATGAAGAGTTCTATCAGGCTGTCAAGCGTTCGAATCGTATCGGTTCCACAAAGCCTCTCAATGTCCACATTCCAGTGACAGAACTGGAAGTTCCTTTTGTCGACAACGTGCTGCGCAAAGCCGGTCGAGTTCAACAGGACACGGAAGAGCAGGAAGCACTTTTCAAGGAGATTGGCCATGCATGTTTTCGATGATTCAGAACAGTTCCACGTCCATCACGGCGATTGCATTCCGCACATGCTGGAAGACATGCCGGAAGACTCGGTCGACTTTGCAGTGTTTAGTCCTCCGTTTCCTTCGCTTTACGCTTACAGTGACGCAGAGGGCGATATCGGGAATGTCGACTCAATGGGCATGGAAGCGGCGGTTCATCTGTCTTTCATGTTCAATGGACTGATGCGGGTACTAAAGCCAGGGCGGGCCGCAATCGTCCACGTCTGCCAGATCCCGAGAATGAAGCGATCTGGCGGCGTTGGCCTGTGCGACTTCAGAGGAACAAACATCCGTCTCGGTGAACGTGCTGGCCTTGTGTACGAATACGATTGGAGCGTTCGCAAGAATCCTCAGAGTCAGGCCATACGAACACGATCACGGGAGCTTCAGTTTGCCGGGCTTGAATCAGATCGCGCAAAACAACGCGGAACACTGCAGGATTACCTGATCAAGTTTCGAAAGCCCGGCGACAACGCAACACCGATCGACACAAAAGGACAGGTCAGCCGAAACGATTGGATCTCATGGGCCGAAGGCTGCTGGGACGACATCCACGAGACCGACACCCTGAACACAGCGGCGGCAAAATCAGACGATGACACGAGGCACATTTGCCCGTTGCAGCTTGAAGTGATTCGCCGATGTGTTCTTCTCTATTCGAATCCGGGCGAGATCGTTTTCAGTCCGTTTGCTGGCATCGGATCGGAAGGATTCGTTTCGCTCGGAGGAACATCGCCAAAGACAAAACGGGCGATCTACGACAAGCGGCGTTTTTATGGATGTGAACTGAAGACCGAGTATCACAAGCAGGCATTAAAGAATCTCGATTTGGCAACACGTCAGCATTCGGCGGTTCATCAGTCGAGTTTGTTTTCAGAGCTTGAGGAGGTCGCAACATGAGCCAACTAACCCTCTTCGACCTCCCCGAAGCCACAACCCCAATTGCCCGTCACAGCGATCCAATCACAAGCCACAAAGCAGCCGAACGAATCCAGCCAACAGTCAATGCTCGTCAAATGCAATGCCTCGAAGTTCTCCGCGAACACGGTCAACCAATGACATCGAACGAGTTGGCTGAAGCCTGCTGCAATCGGTTCTGCTCAGACTTGAAAGTTGATCCTGTGCAGTACGCAAAGAAGCTTGACAACTTTCGAAAGAGGGCGGACGAGATCAAACGCAATCCGGATTTCTGCATTCGGCTGGAAGCGGAGCGAGATGGTGGGCAGTTGTTTAGAGCAAAGGAGCAGCAGCTATGCCGCGAGAGCTAATCGATCTCACGCAAAAAACGTTTGGCAAGCTGATCGTCATTCGGCTGATTGAAATACTGCGGGCCAATGGAGAAACAAGGCCGTACTGGATGTGTAAATGCTCGTGCGGAAGACATGTAAGAGTTCGCGGCGATGTCTTGCGTGAGGGGCGAAAAACGGATTGTGGATGCAAGACGACAAAGCAGCATTTTCGGAAATCGATTCTTGAGGTCAACGGGCAACGGAGAACGGTCGACGAATGGGCACGTTTCTACGGAATACTCCCAAGCCACATTTATGATCGACTGCGATGCGGAATGAGCGTTGAGCAGGCGGTAACAACTCCAGTTGGCAAACCCGGCGTGAGGATTAGGAACAACGAAAAAAGGAGACTGGCAAATGCTCAATGAAATTATCGCAACAGCTCTGCTGATCGTCTTGGCGTGGTTTGCAGCCGGTTCATCGCAACTGGCTGACGAGCGAAGCCAGATCAAGCGTGGAAGCAAGTGGGCGCGGGACAATTACCCACCAACTTACTAACCGGCGAGATCAAGGGGTCACCGGATTTGGAAAAGCTCCCGCTGGTGAGATGTGACCAGCACATTGAGTGACATCTGGAAAGACAGACGCAGCCCCAGCGTTAGGGGGGTTGATTGGCGGCGTGGTTTAGTTGACACGCTCTGAATGGCTCCATGCCATACAGCCGGGGAAGGACCGGCGAGCAGGTGCAATTCCTGCCCAATTAAATCGGAAGCGGCTGGATCGTTTCCAGTCGTGCCCGCTGTCAACGGAGGCGGGCGAATCTCGCTCAGAGCCTGCTGCATTGAAAAATGATTTTCAACGGCTGGCCCCCGCAAGCCAATGAAGGCCAGCAGGCTCTGATTTTGTACTCCTGCGGACAGTCACCAGGGTTCGACGTTCTTAGCAGTCACGTCGAGACTGTTCGCAGGTTTTTCTATCAATGAAAGGACTTCAAATGTTGGTACTCAGACGGGCTGTTTCGGAAGAAATCATTATCACGGTCGGAGAAGAAACGATCGTCGTCAAACTGGTTGACACTATTGGAACGAATCACGCACGGCTCGGCTTTACCGCATCCAAGAACGTGCGGATTGATCGCAAAGAAATTCACGACGCGATTCAGGAAACAGGCTTCAATCCGGAGGCGTTTACAATCGCTCCGCTCGTGCCGGTGATCCGAATCGGCGATCGACTCCCCGGCGAACTGATGCGGAGAAAACCATGAGTCTGACGTTTGGGAGTCTGTTTGCTGGTATCGGTGGCTTTGATCTTGGTTTTGAGCGGGCTGGGATGGTCTGCAAATGGCAGGTGGAAATTGATGACTACGCAAACAGAGTTCTCGCCAAACATTGGCCCAACGTCCACAGAGAACGCGACATCCGACAGTGCGGAAGGCACAACCTTGAACCTGTCGATGTCATCTGTGGCGGCTTTCCCTGTCAGGATATTTCCTACGCCGGGCAAGGGGCAGGACTTGACGGAGAGCGGTCTGGATTGTTCTTCGAAGCCGTTCGCGTGGTTCGCGAATTACGTCCGAGAATCGTTGTGTTGGAAAACGTGGCAGCGTTGCTTACTCGGGGACTGGACAGAGTTCTTGGGACGCTGGCCGAGATCGGGTTTGATGCGGAATGGCATTGCATACCGGCTGCCGCCGTTGGTGCCCCGCATATCAGGGACCGGGTATTCGTTTTGGCGTACGCCGACGCCAACGGAAGCGGGAAACGATGTTGCAATACTGACGACCAAGGATGGAGGGCCGGCAGAGATCGGGAAGCGTGCGTACCGCCCGGACGGATCATTGCAGGGGCAAACATTGAGTCAGCAAGTGCGATTCCCGACGCCGCGCAGCACGGACGGGGACAAGGGCACGAGAACAGCGGAGGGTGCGGCCAAAGAACTGGAGAGAGGAAAGAATGTCGATCTGGGAGTGTTCGTGAAGATGTGGCCGACGATGACCGTGGTATCAGCGGAGCATCCTGGCCAGGTAAAGAGAAAAGACGGGCAGCAAACATGCTTGTCTATGGAAGTGAATCAAGTGGACGGAACCAGTGGAGCATTGAACCCGCAGTGGGTCGAGTGGCTGATGGGGTTTCCAATCGAGTGGACCGATTGCGAGGACTCGGAAACGCAGTAGTCCCACAGGTTGCTGAGTGGATTGGAAAACGAATAGTTGCTGCCTCTGTTTAGATTGAAACCGCAATGACACGACGCAAGAAAGCCGGGAAGAAATCCAACAGGCTGCACGCTCCAGTCGATCGCAAGCCAATGACGCCAGATCCATCATTGGAAGAGATTTGGGGCACTGAAACAACGATCGGGCTGGCGGAAATGATCCGCATGGAACGGCCTGATCTTCCGCAGAACAAAGGGCTGCATCGGCCTTCACAGATTCGTCAGTGTTCAACGCGGATGTTGCCGGGCGGCAGGGGCGTATTGAGGGGGCAGGGATGAGAGAGTTCACGGTGCATCACGAGCCAGTCGGACAGCCACGACATCGCATATCGACACACGGGAAACATGCCCGCATGTACCTGCCAACAAAGCATCCGGTTCACGCATTTAAGCGAGCGATACAGGCGGAATTCGGCAAGCGGTTGCCATTCCATGAGGCGGTGGAGATTGTCGTCAATGCTTGGTTTCCTCGGCCGAAATCGAAGACGTGGAAAACAAGGCCGATGCCATCGTATCGGCATATCAAAAAGCCGGATGCTGACAACGTGCTGAAGGCCGTGCTTGATGCGTTGAATGGGCTGGCGTGGGTTGACGATGCCCAAGTGTTTTCAGCGACCGTAAGAAAATTTGTGTGCAGTGGTGAGTGTGTTCCAAGGTGTGAAATCGTGATTAGAGGAGTGAGTGAATGAAGATCTTGAAAGGTAAACAGGGCGGACCACGTCGCGTTCTGTTTCATGGGACGAACTTTATCGGCAAGACAACGTTTGCTTCGCAGGCATTTGGCGGGGCGTTGCTCGCGAATCTCGAAGACGATCGAGACGTAGACATGGATAAGACTCCGCCGATTCGAACGTGGGATGAGTGGCAGGAATTCTGGCTCTACTGCGACACGTCATCGGCAAAAGGCGAATTCCCGTATCGCTGGATTGCCATCGACACAATCGACGCTTTGCAGCGGATCATCGAAAAGCAGATCTGCAAAGAAAAGAACGTTGAAAGCATGGCCGACGACAAATTTTCGTACGGCAAGGGCAACAAGTTTATTGAGGCCATGTGGGACAAGATCAAGTTTCAACTGGACTGGCTTCACACCGAACGCGGGCTGGGAATCATTCTGCTGGCACACAGTGAAGCGGTGAAGATTACTCCGCCAGATGCGCCATCGTACGAACGCTGGGAACCGTCCGTCTGTGAGTTCGCCAGGGATCTCCTTTGCGATTGGTGCCAGGAAGTTTTCTTCGGATCGTTCCGGACTTACGCAGTTAAAGAAGACACCGGATTTAATCGCACTCGAAACATCGCGGCGGGTGGCAGCGAGCGTTTTGTCAGGACGCAGCCAACGGCGGGAGTCCGTGCCAAGAACCGTTTGAACATGCCGGAAGAAATGGTTG